GCAGCCCATGACGCAGCCTGCGCAGCTGTATGACATCCAGCTTCGGCGCCGCCAGATAGATGCGGAAGTGTGCATTCGCGTCCTGCCCCCGGAGCGGGTGAAGATCGACCAGCGGGCATTCAGCTGGAAGATTGACGACAGATGCAATTACTTCGAATATTGGGAGGAAACCACGCTCTCCGAGCTTCGGGAGCAGGGGTTCGACATCCCCACCGACATTGCCGATGACCCTGAGATTTACACGCAGGAGGACTACGCCCGCGACCAGTACGGGGAGCGCCGGTTAGACCGCTACAAGCCCTCAGATCCTTCGATGCGCCGCGTCAAGGCGCGCATGATCTGGATCAGGACCGACTACAACGGGGACGGCAAGAGCGAGCTGCTGCAAGTGCTCCGTGTCGGGCGCCGGTTGCTCTACACCGAAGAGGTTTCACGGATCCCCGTGGCCTCAGGCGTCGCCTGCCCTGTCCCGCACAGGCATATTGGCATCTCGATTGCCGATATGGTGAGTGACATCCAGCGGATCAAGACCGCGATCCTCCGTCAGGGGCTCGATAACCTCTACATCTCCAACAACCCGCAGAAAGTGCTCAACGAGCAGTTCGTCAACATCGATGATGCGCTCATATCCCGTCCTGGTGGCGTCATACGCGCCACGGACATCAACCAGATCCGCTACGAAGAGATGCCCTTCGTGTTCCCGCAGGCCGTGGAAGGCCTGAAGTACATGGATGAGGTGCGCCAGAACCGCACCGGGGTGAATAACAACTTCTCGGGCATCGGCACTCAAGATATAAGCAACCTGCAGCCGGGTACGGTGAGCCAGCTGTCCGGCTTGGCCGCCCAGCGGGTGGAGCAGATTGCCCGAATCCTCGCCTTTGCCATTGAGGACCTGTTCAGCATCGTGCACGAACAGACCCTCAAGCTCGGCCACAAGCGCCAAGTGGTGCAACTGAACGGCCAATGGGCCGAAGTGGACCCGGGCGCATGGAGACGGCGCACCGACTTCAAGGTCTGCGTCGCATTCAGTGCCGGTAACAAGGACTCACAGGTCGCACGCCTCATGGCGATCGCGAACCAGCAGAAAGAGGCCCTGACCTTAGGGATTCCGGTCTGTAACGCCGAGAACTACTACAACACGCTCGCCGAGCTCACCAAGGCCGCGGACTTTGCAGCCCCCGAGCGCTTCTGGACTGATCCGAAGACCATGCCTCCGCAGCCCCCGAAGCCTGATCCGAAGATCGTCGTGGAGCAGATGAAGATCTCGAGCGCCGAGAAGCAGAAAGCGGCTGATCTCATGCAGCAGGAGGTTCAAGACCAGCGCAAAGCCGCGATGGAGAAGTACGCCATCGACTCCAACGTGGGCTTAGGCCTCATCAAGGAACAGCACACCCAAGAGCACGATCTGGCGATGAAGAACCTGGAAACCCACCACGCCGCGGTCCTCGAGACCCTCAAGGGCGAGGTGCAGTCAGCCACAGGGTCGGCTGCGGGCATCTCCAAGGCCGCCTCAGCCGCCCACCAGTCGATTGCCGATCACACCGCGACCATTACCGGGGCGATGCAGCAGATCTCGACCGTAGGCCCCGCGATCAACAAGGCGGTACAGATTGCCACCGGCAGGCGGGTCATCCGCAAGCACCCGAAGACAGGTCAGGTTCAGGGCGTGGACATCCTTGATGATCACGGCAAGGTGGTTCACAGCAAGAACGCCATCCACGATCACAATGGCCGTGTCATAGGCATGGAATGAACGACGCCCAACTGGCAGAGCGCGCCCACAAGGCGAAAACGCTCCTTGATAACCCGATGTATCAGGAGGGCTTCGAGATGGTCCACAAGGCCATCCTCAAGCGCATCGAAGAATGCCCGATGGCCGACGTTGCCGCGGCTGAAGACCTCCGCAAGTGCCTGCGATTGCTACGCGATGTGCGGGCGAACCTCGAGCATGCCATCAGCCAGGGGAAGCTCATCAGCTTCCGGCTCGAGCAGGAAAGGGCGCAGCAAGAGCGCGTTAAAAAGTTCCATTTGATCCCCAACTTCTATAGGTGAATCCATGTCAGTGATGCCCGTGTCCGACCAAGCCCCTGTTGAACAGGAGCAGTCGGTGGAAGATAAGATTGCCTCGCGTTTCGGTGAGACTCCCCAAGAGCAACCCGCCGAAGAGGCCGCCCCTGCCGAAGACCTCTGGGAACTTGACTACGAGGGCGAGAAGTACCAACTGCCCGCCAAGCTCAAGACCGGCTTCATGCAGAACAAGGACTACACCCAAAAGACGCAGGAACTGGCCGAACAGCGCAAGACCTACGAGCACAGCTCGGAACTGGCGAAATCCGCCCAGTTGGAGCGCGCGTTCCACGAAAGCATCACGCCCGAACTGGAAGCTCTGTCCGTAATGAACGCTTATCTGACGCAGATCAAGAAGTCCGATTGGAGTTCAATGGATACCGGCGCAGTACTCAAGGCAAAACTGGAGCTTGATAACGTCAAGGAGCAGAAAGCCGACATTGAGAAATCAATTGAGGGCAAGCGGAAACAATTTGATACCGATGTCAAATCACGAATGCAGGAGTTGCGCGGCAAGGCCCGCGAACTCGCAAGCAAGTCGATCTCAGGGTTTGGTGAGGACACCGAAAAGAGCATCCGCGCCTACGCGGCCTCTGAAGGTCTCACGGACGCGGAGTTCGAAAACGTCGCGCTGGATCCCCGCTCTTTGCGGGTGCTCTACAAGGCGGCGCAGTACGAAAAGGTGCAGGCGGCGGCTAAAAACCCCGTGAGCACGAAGCCGGGTGTCCTAAAGCCCGGCCCCACATCCGAGCGCATGCCGCCCGATGTGGTGTCCAAGCTGAACTTCAACAAGGCCATGCAGAAGGCCAGGACGAACCGCGATAAGAGCGATCTGATCGAGGAACGCCTGACCAGCATGTTCTCAAAAAGGAAATAATCGATGACTGCTTTAACCAACACCACGGTCACCTATGGCGTCACAAGCGCTGGCGGTATCCGTGAGGACCTCGAGGATGTGATCTGGGACCTGTTCCCGGAAGACACCTGGGCCGTATCGAACCTGGATAAGGTCGATGCGACCGACACCAGCCACCAGTGGCTTGCGCAGCAGTTAGCCGCAGCCGCTGCCAACGCGCAGACGGAAGGCGATGATGCCTCATTCACCTCGCTCACGAGCCCGAGCCGGTTCAACAACCAGCTGCAGATCCTGAGCAAGACCTTCCTCGTGTCCGACACGTTGGAAGCCACCAAGCGGGCCGGTCGCGGCTCGGAAGTGGCGCGTGGCGCGATGGTCAAGATGCGCGAGTTGAAGCGTGACCTGGAATACGCCATCACGCGTAACAGCACGCTCAACACGGCCACTTCGACCACGGGCCGCACGATGGCGGGCATGGAGTGCTGGATCGGCGGGTATCTGAGCAATGCCTTCGTGGGCACCACGGTCACGGCCTCAACCGCCGTATCCACGACCACAACGGCCACCTCAGTGACCACCGTAGCCCTGACCTCGGGCAATCCGGGCGGCACGGCGCCGACGGACGGCACGACCACAGGCGCATTGACGGCGACCAGCCTCAACTATGCGCTGCAGGGCGCATGGTCCAATGGTGGTGATCCCTCGATCATCCTGTGCGGTGCGAACCAGAAGACGGCGATTGACGGGTTCACCTCGATTGCCACGCGCTTCGTGGACGTCGATGCGGCCACGCAGTCCCCGATCATCGGTGCTGCGAACGTGTATGTATCTGACTACGGACGCCACACGGTGGTCCTGCATCGTTACATGCGCTCGAGCATCGTGCTGTGCCTTGACCCGAACTACTGGGCGGTCGCATTCCTGCGCCGTCCGATGAGTCGGGAACTGGCGCGGACGGGCGACGGTACGAAGTACCAGATCATCACAGAGGCCACGCTGGTTGCTCGCAACTGGCAGTCCTCGGCGAAGATCGTCGCCTGCACCTAGTAACTCCCCAGTCGCTTTAAGCGACACCTCGGGGCGGTTGTGAGCCGCCCCTTTTCTTTGAGGAACCCATGACTACAACCGTAAGCGCTGGTCCATTCGCTCCCCTGCTGGGGCGTTTTGACACCTTTGCCAACCTCCTGACCTACCGAGCGGCGACTGCGGTGAGCTACGGAACGCTCGCCTATTGCGACGATGCGGGCCTGTGCTATTCGGATCAGTCGGTATGGCGCAAGGTCATATCACCCCCGACCACCAACAGGCAGTCCTTTACCACGGGCGCCAGCGGGACCGTTTCAAGCGGCGTGTCGTATGTATTCCTGAACGGCGTCAACACGACCTTTACATTGACCCTGCCCGTCCCCATCGATGGAGACGTGCTCTATATCAACGCCTCCACCGCGGTATCGGTCTCGTTGACCTTAACCGCGACCTCACCCGCGACGGCCTTCCTGCCCGCCAGCCCGCCATCAACGCTCGCTGCAGGCGTGGGCATTGCCTATGTCTATAACACCGCAGATACCAAGTGGTATCGGTTGTACTGATGAGCGACTTCTTTGAGCTTGATCCCCTGACCGGAATCCGCTCGGACTTCAAGTGGAACGAGAATGATCAGGAATACACCATCGAGCGCAGTGCCGATGTCGAGCCCACTATAGACCGCGCGAAAGCGATGGCCTCAGAGGGCGGGCTGAACCGCGCTGACATCAAGAAGGGCTGGTGGCACTACGCCACGATCCCTCCGATTGTGCAGCTCCAGATGCGCGCCAAGGGCATCAACATCAGCGATCCTGATCACCAGAAGCGGATGATTCAGGAGATCAATACGAACTACAAGCACCTGAAGTGCACGACAGGTGTATTGGAGGGGCGTGTCAAGCTCCGAGTATAAACGGGCGGCATCGCTCATTGAGGCCAAAAGCCTCGATGCAGCGTGGGCTGTGGTCAAGGCGTTGTTATTGGAGAATCCCAATGATCCGCAGGCCCTGGTTCTCGCGAGTGTGGTGGAACGACTCTCCCAGAATCTGCCCACCAGCTATCACTTTGCCAAGGCCGCCAGCCGGATCATCCCTAATGATGCCGCCCCCTGGATCAACCTGGGACATACCGCCTCAGAGATGTGGCTGGTTGACGAATCAGAAGCCGCCTATCGCAAAGCACTGAAGTGCCCGAACATCGAAAGCGGGTCGCTCAAGCGCAACACGATGCTCAATATCGCAGCGCTCTATATCGACAACGGTCGGTATGAAGAGGCGCGGCAGATTGTCGACAAGTGGCACAAGATCAACCCCAACGATACGCAGATGAGGGCGAACTTAGGCTTCTGCCAGCTCGCCGTGCGCGACTGGTCAGGTTGGGCGAACTACCACTCTACGCTCGGCAGCAACTGGCGCCCACGGGTGCAGTACATGAAAGAGCCCGAGTGGGACGGGACACCGGGCAAGACCGTCGTGCTCTACGGTGAGCAAGGGTTGGGGGATGAGATCTCCTTCGCCTCGATGCTCCCTGATGCTATACGCCACTGCAAACGGGTCATCCTAGACTGCGATCCGCGGCTTAAAGGGTTGTTTCAGCGCTCATTCCCCGGCCTCACGGTGCACGGGACGCGCACGGCCCAGGCGGGGCATATGTCGGAGGACCTGAAGTGGCCCGCTGAGGATCGCGTATTCGATGCCTCGCTCGCTATCGGCCAGATTGGCGAGTATTACCGCACAAAGGCAGAGGATTTCCCCGGCACGCCGTATCTGGTGCCTTGTCCCGTTAGAGTCCAGATGTGGCGCGCCTTATTCGAGGCCAAGGGGAAGCCGACTATCGGGGTCGCATGGACCGGTGGGGTCCCTAAGAACAACTCGCGCAACCGGCGCTTGGATCTCGAGCAGCTGTTGCCCTTCTTTCGCAAGCACGACGCGCATTACATCTCCCTGCAGTACTGGAATGCGGATAGGGAGATTGCCGAGTTCAAGGAACGGTACCCAGAGATCGATCTGGTGCAGTACAAGTTTGCCACCCTCACGGGCGATTACGACGACACGGCAGCGCTCATTGCCTGCCTCGATCATGTGGTGTGCATCCAGACCTCGGTGGCGCACACCGCGGGGGCTTTGGGTACGCCTGTAACCGTTTTAGTCCCGCAAGCCTCCCAATGGCGATATGGAACCGCGCATGACAGCATCCCCTGGTACAAGTCACTCCGAATCATCCGCCAACGGAAAAGCGGGCAATGGCGAGATGAGATCCAAAGAATTGATCTCCCCGGCCTATCAGGAGCAGCAGGAAAAGCTCCACCAGAACCCCTCCTACGGGACGGCGAGCTCGGCCTATGCCCCGATGATCTCGGCCATCATCGAGAAAATGGGCGTGACGCATCTTCTGGACTACGGATGCGGGCATAACTGCACGCTGGCCAGGTCCCTAAAGCTCAAGCAGAAGCTCACCTATCAGGCTTACGACCCCGGGGTGCCGAAGTTCGCCAAGGCGCCCTTCCCCGCCGAGATGGTGGCCTGTGTGGACGTTCTGGAGCATATCGAGCCTGATCTTATTGATAACGTGCTGGATGACCTCGTAAAGCTCGCGCAGGGCATCGTGTTCCTGACAGTGGACACGGGGCCTGCGATGAAGACGCTCGAGGACGGACGCAATGCCCACTTGATCCAAGAACCCATGCAGTGGTGG